TGGCGTTATATCAGCAGGATTAGATCCGGCTAACAATCGGCAGACAATCCCACGTGCCCGTTTGAGCACACCCTCTAGTGAGGGTTGGGATAAGTTAAGAGTAGATAAATCGATTTCAGCCTGAAGAAAGGCGTCTATTGATTTATCAATCTGTTCAGTAGTGTACTGCATCTCGAGCTTGTAGAAGACGGCCGAAAGCTGTCTAATGCAAGCAACTGCCCCCGTTTGTATATCTGGAGTAGGCTTAAGAGTTCCATCTTCATTGAAGATTTGCTCCCAGGCTTTAACCAGGAATAACGGGTAGTTACCATGTTTAGCCTTCTGGAAGCCAACCGGGAGTTCTAACACACCAGTCGTAAAACTACGATCAAGTGCTTTGAACAACCGCGGAAGTACCGAAGTAAGAAACATGATACCTTCACCCTCAAGACGTCTTGAAAACGTTCGCCTGTCGGCGCGCGTGACGTAATGAGAGAGTTGAGTATAATTTGTAAGTAAAAGCCATATGGCTTCTAGCCGTTTAAGATGTTCATTCACAATGATAATCTGCTACGTCTATTACAAAACCAAGTAATACTCCCCAACTATGGGGTGTACAGCTATAACGCCTTATTAGGCAAATTACAGCAGTGATTACTTATACGTCTCTGTTGCAGAACCAATACATAAGTAGAAGTAACCCAACAAATTCTATAAGTAGCGCAATTTCTAAGATTCGTTCCATACTGTAAACAGTTTAACAATTAAAACTGTAGTAAGGATAGTTACGAAACCCACCAAACAAACGGCATAAATCAAACAGCTCGAACAGAGCTCAAGATTGTTTGCACATGATTGGTAAGTTTCCAGAATCTCAGTCATCGACGGAAGTGGGCGGTTGAGAGCTTGTGAGCTCGATTCCGCTTGAGGGTAACCCATGAAGGGGCCCTCAGCAAGAACTATCGCATCCATGTTAATGGGATTGATAGTTTAGTTAAGCAGCTTACCGATATCCGTACGGAAATCAGTAACTGCAAATACTTCTTGCAACATTTCCATCACCTCGTCAACGTCGGCCAAGGATGCCGTCTCGGAGCGTGTGATTGTCGCATTACATGTAATGCTTGAATCATACTTGCCCGTAGAGACGTTCAGAATTGGATAGACGAACTGAACGAGTGAGCGCGCAATTCCGGTCTTGGTCACTTCATGTGACAGACGTAATTTAATACGTCCTGCGAGATCAGAATTGGGAGACGGTGCAAAATACACAGTCTCGTTATCACGAACGCTGCGATCGCCGAAAACGACGTTTGCAGCTGGACTCCCAACGTTGAGAGTAATTGTACTTGGTAATGACATAAACTAAC